GCGTATTCTCCTAACGTTTACTCTCAAGATTATGAATTGTCTTTCTTAGGCTACCGAGTACTTGAGATCCCAGAAATGCGTAACAACGCTATCGTCTGTTCTCGTATCGCAGGATTGCACTTCGCAACTCCACTTATCAGCGACCTTAACCAAGTATTGATTGTTGACCAGTCAACTACTTCTGCAAGTCGCACTATCCGTTATCGCTTAGACTTTGCCTTTGATGTTGCTATCTCTGATGGTAAGAACATCACACTTCTAAGCTAATTGTAAACCTAATAAATAGCATAGAAAAATGGCATTATCAAGTTTAACCGTTGACAAGTGTAACAGAACAGCAGGTGGTATTAAACGCCTGTTGCTTTGTGATGCATCTGAAATTAGCGCAATTACGTTTGATGTATCAGCATCTAACCACGCTGTAACTGACATCGACTTTGATGGAGGTGCAACAACATTCTTTGAGGAGTTTACCTTTAAGAAAGGAGAGGCGCGTTATGAGTCTAATACAGAGCGACAAGACAACGGAGTAGATGTTACTACAATTAACATCTTTATGAACGTACCTGCACCTACATCTGCACAACTTTACGCATTAGAGCAATTGCGTGACACGTGTGAGTTGGTTGCAGTTATTCAAGAGTTTGGAACTAACACCTTACTTCGTGTATTAGGTGCTGACCAGGCTGAGACAGGCGTATTAGAATTTAACTCACTTAACGGAGGTTCTGGTTCTGTACGTACTGATGCAAACACCTTTGAATTAAACATAATGGGAATGCAAGAGCAACCTCCATTTGTTTTAACAGAGGCTAACTCTGAGACTACTCAGAGCGACATCATTGACTATCTATTAACAGGTGCTTAATGTACTTGGTAAAAGATAAATACAAGGGAAAGTCCGTCTCATTGCGAGGCGGACGTACCTTTGTTTTTCCTGCTGACGGATCAAATCCCTATAATGAAAAAACCTGTACAAAATACCCTCAATTCTTTAAATGCATTTCAGATTCTAAACCTGCTGGACGAAAGTCACGAAAAGCCGACAATGGGATCGGAGATAGTGGGGTATCGAGGGACAAAGTGGGTAAAGTGGGGAGAGGACGGAAACGCAGGTCTGTTCCCGCAGAGGATAGCGGAAGCGTACCAGAACAGCAAAACGCTCAGAGCAGTCCTAACACAGAAGAGCAACCTAATAGCCTCCGACCTGAAGACGGAGAACGAGAGCCTTCAAAAAAAGATTGATAAGTTCACGAGTCCTAAGACTCACTACGACCTTAGACAACTTATCTACCGTGTTGCTTTAGACGTACAACTACACGGAGAAGGCTTTATTAAAGAAGTCCGTTACATAGAGTACGCAGGCAACACACCAATTAAAGAGCGTAGTTTTGCAATGCACTTGGACGCTTCGCAGGTACGTTTTTCATCTGATGTCGATGAATATCTTGAGCCAACAGGCGTATGGATTTCAAAGAATTGGGCGCACTATTCACGCAACGAGTACAGACCTTATAGACTACCTCTTTCAGGGTATGGCTATGAGGATTTTGTAGATGAGCAAGACCGAGTTTTTAAGAAGGTTTGTGTGCATCGTGTAGGCGATTACGAGCCTGCAATGCAAGTCTATGGCCGAGCCAATTGGACAGGTGCGTATTACGATGCAATACTTGAGAATCTATTGCCTCGATTTAATTACACGCATTTACAAAACTCTATCCATCTAAGCGGTATCCTAAACGTAGAAATGCCGTTCACGCCAGATGACGATACAGCCAAAGAAATCCGTGATCGTATCCGAGAGCAACTTAAAGGAGAGTCTGCCTTTGGGCCGTCTACACCTGTGAACATCTCAGGAGGCGATGGTAAGCTTTCACTTGTACAATACAACTTACCAACTGACGGTGCGTTTAAGGACTTAGGACGTACTTGTGAGCGTAACATTATAATGGCAGCAGGATGGCATCCGTCACTTATGGGTGTTGAGGAAGCAGGTAAACTTGGCAATACACGTGAAATAGAAAACCATCACAGACGTGTAATGCAATACGAGATTGAGCCATTACAAGAGAAGATACTGCACACCTATCTGCACACCTTAGAAGGTACGGAGTACTACGAACTTGCAGAGCAGTACCCTATTATGTTTGAGAACAAGCCAATGTTTACAGCGCTTGACTATGTAAGCCAAGCCAAGATTGACGAGGCAGTTCCATTATCTGAAATACAAAAAGAGTTAGGTTATGCCGTTGATGACAGCGAGTGATATAGTAACAGAAGCGTTTTACGCTAACTTTGATCCTGCCGATATCAAGGCACGATTTATTGACTTAATTGAGGACAACACGATTAAGCCTATTTTGGGTGATACGTTATATGCCTCTGTAAGCGGTGGGAGTCCATCTGCTGACGAGATAACGCTAAGAGATACCTACGTAAAGCCTTTACTCGCTTATGGCGTGAAATCGCTTGTATTGGCTAATAACAGTCCACGCATCAGCAATGTGGGTGCAGCATATCCAAACACACCAAACGCAACTGCAACCGAGGAGGCTCGTATGGTTGCACACAAACAAAACGAAACCTTAGTCCAACAACTACGTCAACGTTTGATTGACTACTTACGTGATAATGCAAACACGTATGGATGGACTGAACAGAATGATTCAGATTTTATAACAAATTCAATTTTTGTAGTATGAGTTCAATAGTAGAATTTATTCAAACTTGGGGATGGCAAATTGCCTCCATTTTATTAGGTGCTGTCGTGTTTTACGACCGATACATTGCACCGTTAACGAAGTCTAAAAAAGACGATGAAATACTTGAGCGAATACTTGAGTTGTTGCCTGATGCAATCGAGGAGCGTCTATTTGTAGAGAAAGAGGAGGAGAGCAAGAAGAGTGCTAAGTAAGTTCCTTGCCTCGCTTATTGAGTTCCTTGCAGGATTTGGTAAGGCTCTGCCAACAATAGCAGACAACCAAAGAACACGCTTAGAGATCAAGCGACCTGCAAAAGAAGCACGTGCTAAATTGCGTGCAACTCGAATCAAAAGGAGGCAACTACGAGCAGAGCGTAAACTTCGCAGACGTGCAAAGAAAAGTGATACATAAAGGCATACTTACAACGATACTTACAGCACTTGGATGGTTCTTGATTCCGATTGCCTGGTATCTTGTGTTCACTCTTGCCTTAGTTCTTGCCGACCTTTACACAGGATGGAAGGCCTCCAATATGAATTTTATTAGTCGAGGCATACGCAGAACAATAGACAAGGTTGTGATGTATTACATCGCTATTCTGTTGGCACACGCCTTTGACCTTATCTATTTAACAGACGGTGGACTGATTGTATCTTTTGCAGTTAGTAGTGTAATAGCATCCACAGAAATACTCAGCGTTTTTGAAAACATACAACGACACACTGGCACAGGGTTATTATCAGCAGTCAAAAAGTATCTCAATGGTAATCTTAAATCCTGAAGGTGGAGGTACTATTGCAGGGCAATATAATGGGAAACATTCCCCTGAGTTTAGACACGGCATCCTTAACGGTGGTAATTTTAGTCGTTGGATATGCAATGATCTTCAGAGAGAGTTAGATTACGAGACAATACATTACACCAACATCTGTCCAGAACTAAGCAACGTGTCCGAGTGTACACGTGTGCAGCGTTTAAACAGTTATACAATGGCTTTCGACACGTTCGCCTTGTCTATCTATACAGGAACACACGAAAGGTCAGGAATACGCATCTTAGGCAACATCCGAGAACGTAGTGAGGAGATAGGCGAATTGCTATACGAAGAGATGTCTATTAATATGGAAGGATGGCAAATGCCTGTTGAAAAGGTTTGCTATGATTTGGAACACGAGCACTCTATTTTAAAGAAACCAAAATGTCCGTCTTTTGTTATATATGCAGGTAGTGTTGACTTATACTATGATTATAGTCGGATGATAAACCTGCAATACCAGGAGTCGCTTGTTGGTGCATTATTTAATACAATTAAAACTATATGTCAGAGATCAGGCCAAGACTAAGCGGACAACGCAGGAAAGCATTTGAAAATCTTACACGTGATGAACGAAGGATACTTGTTATTGGAGA